TAATCATCACTCGATCACCGGTTAAATCACTAGTAAGAACAGTAGATATTGCTCCTGCTATGTTAGCTACTCGACGGGCTTCGATAGCAGCATCTTCGTTAGTAAACGCTGTAACGTTAGTAGCTAAACGAGACTGTAAAGCTGTATCTTCGTTAGTAAACGCTGTAACGTTAGTAGCTAAACGAGACTGTAAAGCTGTATCTTCGTTAGTAAACGCTGTAACGTTAGTAGTTAATCTTGCCTGTAACGCTGTATCTTCGTTAGTAAACGCTGTAACGTTAGTTGTTAATCTTGCTTGTAACGCTGTGTCTTCGTTAGTAAGAGTAGTAACATTTGCAGAAATAGCATCTTGAACTGAAGTTCCGTCAAACTTGACAGTAGCTGCATCGATGATACCTACGCTTAGATTAGAAGCAGTAACAGGAGATAGTGATGTATTAGATGTTGGATCTTTTGTGTCACTGAGTTTAAATGTTGTAGCCGACTCATCATAGAAAAATGCAGCGTTACCCTCATTTCCACGATTAAAGAGTATACCAATATCATTAGCCGGTGAACCTGTGGTTCCGTTAGCTAACATAATCAGAGTATCATCAACGTCCATGTTAGTGGTATTAATAGTTGTTGTATCGCCATTAACAGTTAAGTTGCCTGTGACAATCACATCATCAGTAAATGTCGTGGTAATATTGTTAGCAGCGCGCCTTGCCTCTACTGCATCAAGCTGTGTTTGAATAGCTCCAGTTACACCGTTTACATGATTTAACTCAGCAAGAGTGGTAGTAGCAACGGATATTTTACCTGAACTGTCAGAAGCGAGTGCTCGTGAAACTGTTAAGTCGCCAGTAGTAACTGTAGAAATGGCACCTGCAATATTAGCAACCCGACGAGCTTCTACACCATCGGATCCACTACTTGCGGTAGTAACATTATCCTGAACTAAATCAATATTAGCCTGTAGTCGAGTGAAGCTTACAAAGTCGTTAGCAGCTGCTACAAGAGTATTAGCCGCTATTCTGGCTTGAAGCGCTGTATCTTCGTTAGTAAACGCTGTAACGTTAGTAGCTAAACGAGACTGTAAAGCTGTATCTTCGTTATTCATTACTGTAACGTTAGCAACTCTACGAGCTTCTACAGCGGTAGTAGTAGCTACATTAGTAGTAAGCCTAGCTTGAACATCTATTAATTCTTGGGCAACGTTTGCCACACCACCTGCACTAGGAGTGGTGACATTTGCTTGCTCACCAGAAGCACCTGTAACAGTAAACCCCTCATTACCTAGAGCTGAGAGAGTAATACCACCAAGTTTGATAGATGCGCCTGTGAGATGTAGATCTTTCCATTTTTTAGCGGCAGACCCAAGGTCATACACTCCATCTGTTAAAGGAATTAAATTAGCACTTAGAGTTACTGTATGACCGTCAGTATCAACAATTGAGGCAACATTCGATTGAATTTGCACTACATTTTGATTTTCATTAGTATCAATAGTAGAGATTAGATTGGCAAGAGTAACCGATTTGGTTTCATCATTTTCAATATCAACTGCTACAAACTGAGTATTTGCTACGGGAGTTTGTAAATTATTAAGTTCGGTAATCTTTTTATTAGCCAATGATCATTTCCTCGCCTGATTGAGTTAACAGAAAATCGCGCAGTTCTGTATCACTGTTGCGCTTCTGTAAATTTAAGTAATCTTGAGTTATAAACAGTTTTCCACCCTGTTGAGTGTGTAACTCAAATCCATCTTGCATAATTATAATGTTCTTATCAGCAAGCTGTCTAATTATAACTTCTGAGTTTTGAGTTATAATAAATCCAGAACCGTCTTCTAACTCAACTCCAAAGCCTTCTTGAATAGGAGCTGCTTGACGTAGTATAAACTGGTCTGACTCTGTGGATAATAGTTGGTCGTCTGCTTGAAGAAGAATTCCAAATACATCTTCGTTTCCTGCAAATTGACGAACTAGAAAGTCAAGAGCTTGAGTCTGGATAAACTCACCTGACTGAGTAAGAATAGCAGTGATATCACCGCCATCGCCATCATCTACAGGAGGAGTAGGTACAACTGCGTCTGTTCCAAAAAATCTTTTGATAGATGACAGTGATAGAGCGAGTCTAAGGCGCGTAATCATTAGTCACGCTCACTTATATATAGCACTCCTGTACCTGTGGTAGCAATAATTGAAATATACTTATCGTTTTGCGACGGAACATTGTCTGCTCCCAGTGAAATGTCATAGGGAATTTGGGCAGGTATAAAATGTGAGTTAGAGGTATTAGCCTCAATAGTAGCTGTCCCGGTTTCAAAAAATGCATTCACCGTAGAATAAAGAGTTACTACACGGGTAGCGTCTGATATCTGCGGTGATGTGTTAGCTGATGTAGTAAAAGGAACTTGATATCCACGATGCTGCTTGAAAGCTAGTACGGGAATTGGATCGTTTCCGTCATCTCTTGGTTGTTTACTCATGTCTTTTCTCCTAATTCTCCACGAACTCTACAATATAATACTCGTCTGATGTTGAACTTTTCTCTAACACAACAGTATCTTTTTTACAAGAATATCTGCTTCCTGCTTTCTTACCGATGTTACGCTCAATCTTTCTTTTAACGCCTAAACAATTAGATAGTGTAAAATGAGGAGTCCATTCGATTGGGCCTCCACCCATTGTCAAAAATAATACAAATAGTGTTTCAGTCATTAGTGATTTCCGTTCTTCATTTCTAGTAAACCGTCTTTTAATTTTTCTAATGAATCTTCAAGATTGTGTATACGCTTTTCATAAAAATCGAGTGTTAACTTTTGCTGTTGGTCAAACGGTGCTCGACCTTCTTCAATTTCAGTTGTTAATTTTTCAAGTTCACTAGCTATGTGTTCTATTAACATAAACTGCTCTGAGTCTGCTGGTAGTGCTCCCAGTTCACCACGAGGCCACTTAATACGAAACTCTGTGTTTTGAGTTACATCACTTTGCATCATAGTGATCTCTGTTTCAGTTTGATTAAGTCGCTCTATAATGCCAAAGTATGCCCATGTTGCGATTGCCGCACCTGCAATTAAACTGATAAGGTTACGCAAGGGTAGTGCTACGTTTGTGTCATCTGATATCTTAGGCATTCTTTATCTCATCGCGGGGCGGCACCCAGCTTTCATTTGCTTTGCGCGAAGCGCTTGCGATTTTTTTATGTCTTTCGTCCCAGCTCACACGATTCAATTCGTTATCCACGTGTTGTCGAACATATTCATCAATCCACCCATCATCTCGTGTTGGAGCACAGTCCCAGTCATCTGTTGGATCATTGATGAAGTCACCAACCCCAGTCATGTCTTGCGTGAATCGGTTCATTCCATTAAATCTCGCATCAGCTTGTCATAATTGTTAATCTGTACAGCTACAGCAGGGCCAGAAGCCTTCGGCTTCAAGCTCGTCTCCACCTCTTGTAGATGCTTCATCCAGTCGAGAAGGTCTTTTTTAGAGTAGATACCTGTTTCCACAGCTTCTTGTATCTTTTGGTCAATGACTGAATTGATTAAATTGATGCGCTTAATTCGATTAAGATATCCTTGCGTGGCGAAGACTGAATCAATGTAGTTCTTCACTTCCTTTTTCTCTATGACCGCTGTAACGCGGTCTTCAGATATTCCATACTCATCAGCTATTTCGTTTACGCCCTTACCGGATAGGTAATCGTTAGCTAGCGCAAGCACAACCGGATCCAGAGGCGGAGCCTCTAAGCTGCGGTTTAGTGCATCAACAGACGTAGTAACCTGTGTTTTATTATTCGATGTCATGTTGTTATCTCCACATCATAAGTTATATTTATACTTAGGTCACATACTCCATACGGGTTCATCAAGCCTTCGTCAGTACGTACCGTAGTTATTACTGCAGACTCTACCTGATGTTGGCGATAAGTTTCAGCAAATGTTTGAACACGTTGCTCAATCTCATGCGCTAGAAGTTCTGCTGCCTCAGTAGATCCTTCTCCATAGGTATACCCTCTTAACTCAATGATAAGTGCTGCAAGCTTACGTCCAGCACCGCGATGCAATCGCGCCTCCCTACGGGGGACAAAGGTAATTGCAGGATAATCATTTAACTCGTCAATCCAACGATATGATTTATATACATTACGCGGTTCAACACTAGATATAGCTTGAAGATGCGTCACAAATGAATTGACAACATCAGTACGCCTATTTGCCATTAGTCTTCCTCATAAACCATTTCCACCTCTACATCAACTATTCCATATGGAGAGAATAGCCCTTCATCAGTTGAGATTGCAATAACCTGTGATCGATGAACTGACAGGTTTGCCGCGTTAGCGGCATAGTCGGTAACTACAGTCTCAATATCATGTGCTAAGTTCTCAGAATCGTAAATCGAGTCTTCATCACTCATTACATATGCTCTAATAGATTGTCGCAGAGATCTGAGGTGTTGTCCATCACCTATTTCAACTAAATCTTCACGTGGAGTTCCCCCTAGTGTGATAGTAGGAAAATCGTTAATATCATCTAGATACTTATAGCCACGAGATACTTGACTCACGTTAGTGAGGTTGCCGTTGGTAGTATTTATCGTAGATAAACGGTCTACAAGATAATTTAGGATTTCTGTACGTCGGGCCATGCACGTTCAATCACTTCCTCTATTGAATTACACTCTGTGACAATTTTCAAATACGCATCAGATTTGTCTTGTTGATAATTATACCAACGTAGTATATAGTAACAAACCTGCCAATCAGATATTTCTAAAAAATTATCAGTAAACCAATCTTTGACCAATTCGGGCACAGGCAGGTACGTTTCTAAAACATGATTTTTTTCAGTTTGTTGTGGTACAAAAGAAGGATGCAAAGGGCATGATAGGTCAAGGCATTGAAAACCTCTGTGATCTATAGGTATGCCTAACTCGTCATAGCCTACTGGGACTAACCCTCCCCAGTAAAAATTACCGGAGTCATCATCGTCAGTATCCACTGTATTAAATACTAAAGGTCCGTACTTGTATTTTTCCATATTTTCCTCATAAAAATTTTTTAACATTGTCCTAATAGTTGAATTAGAAATTAAGTCTATAGTACTATTCCCTTTAAGGGATGTCAATTTAAGTTTGCATTTAGGCAGTTCGTGATGGTAATATAAGTTTTTATGTCTAAACGGAGAATGCGATGCAAGGACAGAGAACAGATATAGACCAATCAAATAAAGCTTTTTTACAAAGGATAAAAAATAAATGTATACTCAATGAAAATAGTTGTTGGATATGGCAAGGGACTTGTAACCAACGTGGTAGACCTATGGTATCTTGGAAAGGTATGCAAGGCTTAGTATACAGATACACATATCTTGCTAAACACGGTAAACCTATTAAAAAAGGACTTTATGCGTGCCACTCTTGTGACGAGAAGCTGTGTTGTAATCCAGATCATATATTTGAAGGAACTAATAGAGATAATCAAATAGACTTTATGATAAAGAATGAGGGAATTATACATAATGGTTTTAATACCTATGGAGATAAGTACTGGGATGGAAGACCAAAGATAGAATTAAAATTAATGATACCTTCAAATCTATCGGATGAAGAACGCTTTAAATGGTATAGGGATAAATATTGTCATCATGACGAAAATGGTTGTTGGATCTGGTTAAGAGAAGTTGGAGAAGACGGTTATGGTCGACTTAAGTATAGATCAAAGAAACATCAATCTCATAGAGTGATGTGGATGTTAGCTAATGATAAAACTCCAGAAGACTTAGAACAGCTTAAAAAAGACAACCTGGTAGTAGGGCATGTATGCCCAGTAGAAGGAGCGCCTAACAAAGCTTGTTGTAATCCTGACCATTTAGAAATCAGAACTCGATCACAAAATGGATTAGATACAAGAAGCTACTCAAAGCAAAGAAAGGAAGAACTGTACACAGACGAACAACTTTACGAGTGGCTTCACATTTATGAATTTGTAATAAATGAGTTGGGAGAAAATCATAAACTACTTAAATCGGCTAATGGAGGTAAGAATTACAAATTAATAGCAGATGGATTAATAGATTTAGGACTCGTTAATGAAAATATACGCTGTCAGTATCTAAAAGATTTATTAAGAGGTAAAAGTGCAAAACATATTCATAATGAGTTTTTTGATTGGACTCCATTATGGAAGTGACTTCGCGTCCCAGATTTTCGAAAAATCCCTGGTCGAGGCTCAGTGGAGGTAAGTAAGTCGGCGGCACAACATGTATGGGGTAAAACCCCCCTACCTACTACATATAGCCCCTAGCTAACCCCTAGCTAACCCCTTGAAAACAAAGGAAAATAAAAATGACAACCCATTGAAAACATTGGAAACTATTTTGCGTCTTGCCCTTGACTTTAACCCCTTGGATGCTTATATTATATATATAAAGTTAATAAGGAGATTCAAAAATGTTTATCAACTATCGCTTAAAAGCTAAACGTCAAATGGCAATCTTTGCTACTCTCGGCTTCGCTGGCTTCGCTCTTATCGTGATGTCTGGCTTGGCTATGGCTACAACCCCTCACCAGGACTTTGCTTTTTGGGCAATGATGGGCGTTGGCATGGTTGGGTTCTTCACTCTGTTCTGGTCAATCCTTGGTTTTATCTTTGGTTTGATCGACTACAAATCTTTATCATAGGAGTTACCATGATTGAAATTTTCATAGCACTTGAAATTGGTTATATCATCTATCTAATGGCTCAATAGGAGGCGTAATGTTCCATTATAAAGAAATTAAAGAAGCAATCGTCGAACACAAAATCGGCTCGGCTATTGTAGGTTCCACTACAACTTATCTGATTTGGTTTGCTGGATCAGTTTTAATGGGGGCATTTTAATGGATTTTGATCTAGACCAAATAGAAAAAGAAATGGACAAGATGACAAAAGAAATGTCATTAGAAGAAATCGCGGCAATGGAAAAAGAAATTGTCGAGGGCTTCGGCCAATCATTCGAGGATATATTCGGGGCTGACTAGCCCCGATTTTCTTATATAATACAAACACTTACGGCAATTGGCGCCGGCCCTACAAAAAACTCAATGATTACAATGCCTTAGCTACCCCAAGGCATACCCGGCGATTTGCCTCTAAGTCATTGATTTTATTAGATAATAAAAATGATAACTCATTGATTTCATTGGAAACTATTTTCACCTTACCCCTTGATTTTTACCCTTACAATGCTTATATATAATATATAGAAAGAAACATTAAAGGAATAAATAAATGACTATCAAAAATATCACAATCTTTGACCTAGACGGAACCATTATCGATAGCTCGCATCGCCAAGCTACACTTCCAGATGGCACGTTAAATCTGCCAGCGTGGATTGAAAATTCCACAGCTGAAAAGATTTTTGGTGATACTGTTTTACCATTAGCTACACAGGTTCGTCGTCGTCAAAAGGCTGGCGATTATGTTATGGTTTGCACAGCTCGCAATATGAGCGATGCAGATTTTGAATTTCTGCAAGATGTCGGCATTTGCCCTCACAAGATTATCAGTCGTCCAGATGGCAATCAAACGCCAGATGGTGAGTTAAAAGCGAAACAACTTAAAAGCTTTTTATCTCTTAAACAGTTTCAAAAAGCCTCAAAGGTTATGTTTGATGATGCGGCTTCGGTTCGCACTGCACTTCGCAAGATTGGAATTGCAGTTATTCATCCAGAAAAAATCGAAAAAAAAGTTGCATGACCCCTTGACATTTGGGGTTGCAATGCTTATATATAAGGTATAGGAAACGAAAGGTTGAAATTATGTTTGGATGGATTGGATCATTTTTAGTTATCGCTCAGATGATGGCTTTGACAGTCGGGCTACCAACACACACTGCAATCATGGTTGGATTTGCTGGGGCTTGTTGTTGGATTGTCCACGCTATTCGGCGTGATGACAAGCCATTGCTTTTTGTTAATACAGCAGTTTTAATGACTGCACTTGTGGGGTTGATGCCATGAAATATAATATCAAAAAAATTATGGTTGGATTATATCTGGCCTATTCAGTCGCAACAGATACAATCATCTGGGGTGGCGCGCTTTATCTCTTAATCAATGGGGGTTTCTAATGTCTGAAAGATTGCAAAATTTTATCAAGTTAAATGAACTCGCTGAAAATATCTTTGACACTGGCCGCCGTGTTGCGGTTGTGTTAGAGGGGCGCGATGGTGCGGGTAAATCTGGCACTGTTCGAGAAATCACCCGCTATATGCCACCATACGCCTACCGCGTCCAGCCGTCATTTATGCCATCAAAACGCATGATGAAATCTTGGTTGCCCGAATGGAAGAAACTTTTGCCTCAAAAAGGGCAGATGGTTATTTATGATCGCTCTTGGTATTCTCGCGCATTGCTACAGCCTGTTATGGGATGGTGTTCAGATCGTCAATACAAAAATTTTATGCGCGACGTGACTGACTGGGAACATGAACAGCAATTTGAGGTTGTCAAGGTTTGGCTTTCGGTTAACGAAAAAAAGCAACGTCAATTATTATCTCGCCGTGTTGATGATCCGCTTCGCTATTGGAAATACAGCCCGAATGATCCAAAATCGCTAGACGCATTTGACGCGATTACTCAAAAGAAAAATGCAATGTTTGAACTGAATTTTGATTGGAACGTGATTGACATGGAAAGCAGGGATCATGGACGCAATCGGGTTATTGAAAATATTATCTCACAACTTTAATAAAAAAGGGGCGTAAGCCTCTTTTTTTATTGACAAAATCCAAGGGCGCGCCGGTTGGACGGGAAAACCTAATGAAATCAATCACTTAGCACTACCAAGACCTACCGGCGGCCGACTCGTAAGTCATTGTTTTTAAAGGAAAATAAAAATGATAACCCACTGAAAACAAACAAAACTATTTTCACTTTGCCCCTTGATTTTTAGGGTTAGAATGCTTATATATAAAGGGTAACAGAAAAAAGGGTTTACAAATGACTATTCAAAAAAATGCTTATGTTGTCATGGATACAGAAACCAGCTTTCGCAATGGTTTGGTTTTCGATTTTGGTTGGACGACTATCGACAAGCGTGGTAATGTTCTCGGCTCGGCTGACCTCAATTTCCTTGACGTTATCTGCAAGGAAAAGCCTTACTATATCCACAAGATTGCAGGCTATGCCAGACGCCAACGCAAAGCAATCCACAAGGTGACGACTTTTGCGGTTGGTCAACGCTTGTTCAATCTGCACATTCAACATCTCAAGGCGGCTGGTTATCGCGTTATTCTTTGCGCTTATAATGCTGGTTTTGATTGCCGCGTTTTGGGTGGCACATCTCGCGCTTTTGGTTGTGGCAAATTTTTGAGACACTCGGTTGAGTTGCTAGACATTTGGGGTAATTGGGCGTTATCTGCTCCAAAATGTTACACAGCCCCAGCGACAGCAAGCGGCAAATTTTTGTCCACCACTGCCCAGAATGTTTATCGCTTTGAAAGCCAACAGCCAGATTTTATCGAGGCGCATACCGCATATGAGGATACCACTATCGAGGCAGAAATTTTGCTCAAGATTTTGAGGCGTAAAAAGAGGCTGAAGGTTGTCAAAACCCCACGCGAATTTGATGCTCAGATTTGGGAAAAATTTCCAGTTGCGGCTTAATTACGCAAAATAATTTCACTCTGACCCCTTGAAAAAAGGGGTTGGAATGCTTATATATAATATATAGAAACAAACAAAGAGGTTAAAAATGACTATTAAAAATATTACAATATTCGATCTTGATGGCACTGTGATCGACTCTAGCCATAGACAAGCGACTAAGCCAGATGGCACACTTGATCTTGCCAAATGGTTTGAAAATGCTACTCCAGAAAAAATCTTTCAAGACAAGGTTTTGCCACTGGCTCAACAAATGAGACGCAGGTCAAAGGCTGGTGATTATACCATGATTTGCACAGCTAGAACACTAAGCCAAGCTGATCTTGAATTTTTTCATCAAGAAGGTTTATTGGTTGATAAAATTATCTCAAGAAAACAAGGAGATATGACTCCTGATGGTGAGTTAAAAGCTAAACAGCTTCGTTCGTTCTTTTCTCTTAAACAATTCAAAGACTTAAACAAGGTGATGTTTGATGATGCTCCAAGCGTCCGTAAGTCACTGAGAAAGCTAGGAATTTCAGTAATCAACCCTAACAAAATAAATCAGCGACTAGCTGGTTAGAAAGGCATATAATGAAAAATTTTCGTATCTTCTTAGAAATTATCCGCACTGTGACCCCTGTTGCAATTCTCGCTTTACAGGTTGTGATATTAAATGGCCTATAAAGGCCATATTGGGTAGCTTAACCCGCTGAAAACAAAGGGAAAATCAGACTGCGGCCGGCGGCCGGCGATTTTCTCAATGATTACAACAACTTACAGGCGAAAATAATTTGAAAAAAAATGCTAACCCATTGATTTTAAAGGAAAAGAAAATGCATTTTTTTTGCATCTACCCCTTGAAATTTGACCCTAGAATGACTATATATAATAGGTAACAAGGAAAACCACTTTCAGAAAAGGACGAAAAAATGAAAGCTCAAAACTACACTCCAGAACTCACTGCCTCAATCATCGCTGACTATCAGGCTGGCGTTGACGTTGCCGAAATCGCAGCATCTATCGAAAAGTCAATTCGCTCTGTTCGCTCAAAATTGGTACGCGAGGGCGTTTATATTGCCCAGCCAAAAGTTGCGGCTCGCAAATCTGATGAGCCAACCAAAAAAGAATTGCTGATCGAATTGGAATCAGTTGCCCCATTTTCGGTCAATGGATTCATGGGTGCGACAAAACCCGCGATTATGGATTTGATCGCTCACTTCAAATCCTAAAATAAATTGTGGCTGACCCCTTGACATTTGGGGTCAGTCACCCCATATATACTATAGGAGGATTTTATTATGACTGTTAAAAAAATTTGGAAAACTGAGGGTCAAGAGGGTTGCGACGATTGCCAGTGGCTAGCAAACGAGACAGATGGCGAATGGCTGATCTGTGACGAATGCGAATGGGTGTTGCATGGCGAAGATGACGGCCAGCCAGACTGGGCGCAAGAATGGCATGACTTTGACCCCGAATGTTAGGCCTCGCAATTTATTGGCACGACAGGTTCGCGGGATGCAACCACGGGTCAAACCATCGAAAAAGATTTATCGGAGGAAACCGAAAAATGAAAAAGCGCGAACTGATTAAACGCATTAGTTGTTACACCACTGTTTCGCCAATTATGGCAATTCGGTTGTGCTGTTGGTCTGAGGCTAGATTGCAGCGCGTTCTTAAAAATATTAAAGCTATCAATGAGGTTTACAATGACACAAACAATAATCAAATCAAAGCGTTCTTTGGCAACGCTAAATAATAAACGCAACTTTCAGGGTCTAAAGCTAAAAGAAAGGCCGAAAAAGCCAGCTAAAACAAAGAGTTAGAGGGCGGCGGCCGGTGAATCTTAGGTAAGCTAACATACTGATATCATTGAATAATTAAAAGTGACCGGCGGCCAAACCCCTTTTTGTCAATGAAAACAATACATTGCGTGCTGCAGTTAAACCATGAAAATTCAATAAAAACAACAGGGTAGGCGTGTCAATAGAAAACTTACAGGCCAAAGTTAAGACGGACACCAGGACTGTTATGTTATAACGTATCATATTGCGTTTTAACGTGTTACAACATTAATACACACTTAGCAAGCATTCCTACCATGCGATATCAAGAGTAAGCGCTATCCAGCGCCAGTAGTAGTTCGACGATTGTCAAGTAAAAAGTCAATTCGAATGCATCTTTTTGTACGATTGAAAGCAAGTCTAAGTGTGCCAGCGC